AAAGCACAAGGAAGAAATCTTGTTTTAATTTCTCATGCTAAAAGCACGGTGATAACAGATGGCAAAAGTCAGCTAGGGCCAGAGCTCCCAAGGGGCTTGGCGTATGCAGTAACTGCCTCTGCTGATGTCATAGGTTACGCCACCGCTGACAAAGAAGACGGAAAGTTTTATCTATCTTTCCAAGCATATGATGAAAGGACTGTAGGCAGCAGGTTAAGACCATTAGCCCAGAAAGTCCTTGAATTTGACTACAATGTAGTAGTCAATGAAATCCTAAAATACAAAGAAGAGGAGTAGCATATGCCGTACAGAGGTTCTTATGAAGCAGAAAGCAGCTCTAAAGGCCCAGCCAAGTGGCTAGGTTTTCAAGAAGTTGCATTAACTGATTTTATTAATAAATCAGAAAACTATGATAATTTAGATGTTTACTTAGAGATTCATTTTCGAAATGAGTCTTCTCAGTATCCTTACAAATATAACCTTTTAGGTAAGTTTGAAAAAGATGCTGATGGGAGAATATCTGGTGAGAATAGTTTGCTTAAAAGAATATTGTATTTAACGGATGCTATTGGCTGGAACGGAGGCGTAAATGCCAAAGGTGAATGGGTAGATGAGAATGATAAAGTACTAGAAGATGATGTAGTTCATCTTTTAAATGCTAATCATACTCAAGCTAACTATGGAGCAAGCAATTTCGATACACCCTTATATATTTATGTATATAAGAAGTGGAGCGAAAAGAATCAAAAAGCTTATCCTACAGTTTGCCCAAAGATTGTACAAAATGATGAAGCGGGTCGTAGAGACCTTGAAGATTACATTAAGTACATGAAGGCCAATAAGTACATTGTTGAACATGAAGAAACTGAACAGGTTAGAAATGGTGCTATGACTAGTGGTTCCTCCACTACTACTAGCGGCACTCAAACCTCGTTTTAGTGACTTTATACAATGAGATAGCAATTGGGGGCCCTCAGAATAGAGGGCTCCTGATTGATCAAGAACAAGTTATAGATGTTATACTTGAACATGGAAAAAACAAAGCTGTATATAAAAGCTTATATCTATATGATCAAGAAGGATTAGAGTATTTTAAATTAAGAAGAACTCTAAAAGACTTTTTAGGTAAAAGATACATAAATGATGTATTAATTGATATAGATAAAGGTCAGAATACACATGAATATACACTAAACAAAACAAGAAGTGTATTATTTGAACTCGAAGAACTAGGCGTTCAAGAAAAATCCTGTCATATTTATTTTAGTGGAACTGGGTATCACCTTATCATAAGTGGTGAATTATTTAATTTTCCTGAAGGAAGTAAGGATTTACCGTTTATTGTTAAGGAAACAATGAATAATTTACTCAGTGAAATAGATTTAACAGTATATAACAGAACTTCAATCTATCGGTGCTCTAACACCATTAATCAAAAATCTTCTTTATACAAAGTACAATTAACTTACGATGAAATTAATCATTTAAAATATGAAGATATTCATTTATTAGCAGAAGAACAAAGGTTCTTAGATTGTAATCCAGTATGGGCAGATGGAGAATTAGAGAAGCATGTCATTACAAATATTCCAAAAATAAGAGTAATGCAATCCAATGTTGAGCCAAGAAATATTGTACCCTGTGTTCAAAAGATGTATCAACTAGGCCCTGAAGAAGGTACTAGAAATAATACTATGATGCGAATAGCGTCCCATTTCTTTAGACATGGTATTCCTAGTGGTGCAGCAAAGGCTGCATTATTAGAATGGAATCAAGGTCAACTAATGGATGATGTAATTCTACAAAAAGTAGAAGATACATATCGTGGTGGATATAAATATGGATGTAAAGACCAACTTATGGCTAAGCATTGTCAACCATATTGTATTTATTACAAAAGAAAAGACTATTTGATAGATGTTAAAAATAGTGAAGAACTTCAATCTGACTTAGCAGAGAGATTAGAAACTGATTTCTCAGGTAGAACTATAGACTTGGCTAAGCTTTTAGGTGTTCCTAACAAAGATGTCACTATATATCCAGGTGAATTAGTAACAATATTTGGTTCAACAGGTGCTAATAAAACAGCGCTTGCACAAAATATTGTATTAGGATATAATGCAGAATTAGATCAAATAGTTAAAGAGGCACAAATACCTACTTTATTCTTATCTTTAGAGCTTTCTGGATTTGTTATGCATAGAAGAAACTTGCAAATAGTTTCAGGTGCTAGTAAAGATGATGTAGTGTCTAAATACAACGAGCTCTATAATCATCACAAAGAAGAGTTAAGCCATATTATAATGCAGTCTATAGCGCCTACAATAGGCCAAATACAGGACAAAATAAAACAATTGCAACCTAAGTGTGTAGTTATAGATTATATTGACTTGGTAGATGTCCCTTACAATAAGAAAGGTGAGTACGAAAAGCTAAATTATATTAGCCATTCACTTTCAAATATTGCAGTAACTGAAGATATTATTATTATACAAATATCTCAAGTATCAAGAGATTATTCGAGAAATCAAATAATGGATTTGTATGCTGCTAAAGGTAGCGGAGCCATAGAAAATGCATCTAGGAAAGTAATAGGTATAACAGGAGACTCTGAAAGCACAGGTAAAAAAGTTACGTTATTTAAAAATAGCGATGGCGATTTATTTGATGTAGATTTAGAGTGGACACCTTCTTTTAGATTAATCAAAGCAAAGGAAGAGAGGCAACAAAATGCCAACAACTAAAGAACTTGTTGGAGAGTTAATAGATGTTAATCAGCAGCTAGAACATCTTGAACAAGGAACTGACATCGATATGGACGAGCATAAAAAACTAGAAGAAACTAGAATGACGATCCACAAAGAAGTCAAAAATAAAATCCAAAACGTTGATTACTTTATGGTCGAGCTCAATAAAAAAGAACATCTTATCGATGCTGAAGTAGAAGCATTAAAAGATGAAGTTGAAAGATTGAGGTCAAGACGAAGAGCATTGGTAAGGACAAAAGACTATTTTAATAAACAACTACTGCCAGCAGTTATTATGGAAGTTGGGAATGAAGACGGAGTCTATGAAACTAATACCGCAAGGTATAAGCTTTATGAAACATTCGGCCCAGTAGATGTTGATCCTCATAGTATATCAGATGATTTTAAGAAAGTTGAAATAGTTGAGAAATTGGATAAGGTGAAAGCCAGAAAAGCTGCAATATCAGCATTTAATTCTGGAGATGATATGCCACCTGGTCTAAATATCAGAAAAATTAAAAGAGTAAAACGAAGTTAATTCTAAAAAACGCAACTTAGGATTTGATATTGTTACCGAACTCTTTTAATACTAAATTATATGGGCTCAGTTGTTCTGTGTTGACATCCTTTTGGATAAACATAAGCAGACAGTGAGTAAAAACACCTACGCTGAGCCCTTATAATTATGAAGTATGATAAGAAGGCATTTAAAGAGGTTTTAGAGCCTCATCACAAAACTTATTGGAAGATTGCTTATACTAAGCTACAGAGAAAAATGCAAAGTCTCAAATCCTCCCTTAAGAAACGTTCAGAAATATCTGAAGTAATATTCGATATCACAATGGACGATTTACGTGATATGTTTTATCATAAATATGGCAAGTCTTGCAAATACTGCAGAAGAAAAATGGTTTATAGAAATATGGTATGTGATCATATTATCCCCTTGGCTAAAGGTGGAGACTCTATAAAAGAAAACCTGCAACTAATTTGTAAATCTTGTAATACCAGGAAAGGCCCATTAGATGAGAAAGATTTTGAAGAGCTTATTCTATGGGTTGAAACTCTAAAAGATGAAACTAAAGAATATGTTCTTAGAAAATTAGCAAAAGGAGGAAGATATTGAATTTATCAAGAGAACAAAGCGAAATTATAATGACTGCTTTGCAGAATTATAGAGGAGAGCTATATATGAATGGTAGCAATCCAGAAGCTTTAAACAAAGTTAACGATCTTGTCCAAAATATTGAAGATGAAATGGAATCAAAAAATGTTGGACAAAAAAAGATACCAGTAACAGAAGATATGTATAAAGTTGAAAAAACTATTACAATGAAAGAAGCATCTGAAATAGAATGCGGCTCTGAGACTGGTATAGAAGAAGAATATGCGCTCCAAGGTAAACCTAAATGCGAGAATTGTAATGACTAGTATAATAAATAAACAAGGAAAACCTTTAGCAAGCAATAAACAAATGCTAAAAAATAAAGTTGTTCATTTAGAACAAGCTTTAATGGAAGCTGATTTCAGACTTCAAGAAATGTTTCTAAAAAACACTGCTTTACAAGCTAAAATTAATGATTTTAAAGATAGTGAAGACTTAAAAGATTTAGAAACAAATAATGATTTAATATTAAATCTAATAAAAGAAAGATTAAAGTTAGGTGCTTTAGAGTATCATCAAGATGTTCCAATTATGCCAAGTGATGATATTACAAGA